CCTCTGTCTCCTGTTCTATCAATATAGCCAATCCCTCGCTCTGTTTGGCAAATTCCCTTATCTCTTTTATATTATGTTTGATTTTTTCGATTTGGGGTATCATAAATCTATTCCTTATGGTAATGACACATCTATCGTATATGTTATAACTGCCCCTTGAAATCGGACATCACCTGCTGCATCATTTGGGTCTAATTGTATACGAAGTAAATAATGGTAATCAACATTATCTATTGTCGCATTAGTAATAGTTGTATCCTCAACTGAATGATAACCAGTCGTAGCATTACTATTTGCCGCAGCCATTGCCACTGCATTTCCAATATGGTCACACCGATATAAATCTGCTTGTCCAGATGAAGCCGCATCATCCCTATACCAATACACTTTTAAACTTGTTATAACTGCACCGTGAGGTAAATTAATAGGTGCGAATCCATAAGCATCATCAGTATTGCTCGAAGATTTTGCCCACTCACGAGTAATAAGACGAGGCGTTGCATCTCCTTTACATACCAAGTTAGCTATGCTTATCGAAAGATATCTCGTCGCTGTTGTTATATTCGCATTGATAACATCATCTCTCAAATTATTATGGTCTGCAGCCAGAATATCATCTCCAGCATTTACATCACTACTACTTAATGCCATTTTGTTTACCTTCCTTTTCTTTAAATAATATATATGTCAAAATAGTATTTGACCCTACATCATATCCATTTTGCGATAACCAAACCTCAAAATCTGCCTGATTCCATTTATCCCCAAACCATTTAATCAATATCTGTGCTTGATTGCTATAATTTAATCTCATCTTTTAACTCCTTTAAATATTCTTTATATCCGACCTCCGTCGTTATACTATTATATTTCCAATCTTTTTTATTGCATTCTACCGATGTCTCGCAGAAAAAACACCATATTAATATCCCTGTTATCAAAGCAAAACCCAAATCGAAAAGTTTCATTTTACGATACCGTAATAATAACCTCTATCGTCATAAATTTCTTTACAAATGGAATCTGTTTTGATATAATGTAGTTAGCTAACGATTGAGCGGTTTTTTTATGTCTAATAAGGGTAGTTAGTAAGGTGAAAGAATTTAACCGTTCTTTCGTTAGCAACCTGAAAGCTACCCTTTTATATTTAAGGAGGCTATTATGCCAATGCCAAAAGGAAGTATCCCCTGGAATAAGGGTAAAAAATGGTCTGAAGAAGTTAAACAAAAAATGAGAAAAGCCAAACAAGGAAGATGTAATGGTATAAATAATTCTTTTTATGGCAAACATCATACAAATGAAACAAAAAAGAAAATAAGTCTTGCTCATAAAGGTAAAAAGAGAAAACCATTTACAGAAGAGACAAGACAGAAAATGGGAAAATGGCAAAAAGGTTCTGGAAATAATCAATGGAAAGGTGGAAAGAAAAAAGATAGTCAAGGATATATTCATTTGCTTAAGCCAGAACATCCATTTAGTGATATTAAAGGATATATTTTGGAACATAGAATTATAATGGAACAGAAAATTGGGCGATATCTCAATTCTAAAGAAGTCATTCATCATATTAATGGGATTAAAAATGATAATAGGATTGAAAATCTTCGATTGTTTAGAAATGATATTGAACATAGAAAATATCATAGACACCTCAAGAAATTGTAAAAATCGTTTCGATTGTGAGCGTTTTACTTGCGTCTTTAGTAATATCAATATTGACTCTATTTATTAATGTCCCTGTATCTGCAACTCCTGTCGCCTCTTCAGCAAAATTACCAAATTCTTTTAAAGCCCCATTACTTTCTGCTGTCGTGAAAAATACTCTAACTGTGCAACTTCTTGTTCCTGCATTGTAAGATGAGGAAGCTACTGGCTTGCGAGCTAATTCCGTCCCCAAAATTGTATCATTTACGGTTGGAGCAGTATTATCAGTCCCAGTCGCACAATACATAATTTCGCCTTCATTAGATTTTTCCCCTATGCTCCCCAATCTTCTTGCTATTGCTACTTTTCCAACATTAACGACAAGATTATCGTATTCCTTGACTATCTTCTCGCCTGTATTCACATCCTCGAGAATGCATCTGACTTTGCCTTTTAAAAATAAGAAATCACGCATATTGGCTTTCATTATATACTCCTTGTGGGACTCCAGCAGGCCCATACTCGAATGGGGGAGCAATCAAATCGTGTGTCGGTACAGAATCCGCTATAAATGCCTCTTCATCTGAAATTGTCCTCAACTGGTCTAAAATCTCGTCTGTTCTCTCTATATAATCTTTTAACCCATCCAATATTTTAATCATAAGCCAAGTAAATCCCTGTAATGTCGTCGCTATCGTTACGGTATATTTCAGCGAATCACCACCAATGCACTCAATCTCGACTTCCTTGACCAGATAATACTCGTCTATATTCCTGTCGGTCAAATCTATATGCAACCTTTGCCCCGATCGCCATCCGCTTTGAAAAGATGTAAACGACCCTTCTATAATGGGATTCGCATACATTAATAACTCTGCCTTGCCTCTTTCTCTCGCCTGCTCAATCGTCCTGATATTCTGGTCAACGATATATTTTTCATATACCCCATCTCCGCCTTCAATAGCCTTGATGATGTTCTGGCTCGTCGTGTCCTCTACCATACACAATATCGGCACCTCATAATCATATTTCATAATTACCGCCTCGCCGCCTGCCATAACGATTGTATCCACCTTCAATAACTTCTCGTTGGCATTCATCAGGAAATCGTGTCCGCCTGCGGGGTCTACAAACTCTATCCCAACAGTCTTCGGAACGCCATCGACCGTTACAGAGAAATCGTGAGGATAATAATTAATTGGAAATTCTGTCTGCCCCGCTATCGTAGTAATCGTATCCTGCGTGTATTGGTCGGATTGATACCATCCTCCCCGTATCCATATCCTATTAGCTACCTGCGTCTTATCCTTATTAATCACCAATTCATCAAATTCTGTTCCATTATCCAATAATTCTATCGGTGCATCATTCGTTTCAAGAGGAAAGAAATGTATATCTTTGTCATAGTCCACATACCAATCATATCCTATATACTCATCGCATATCTCCTGAAAACACTCTGACGGATATTGATAATTGAATTGAATCCTATCTATCGTCGGTCCGGGATTTTCTACATTCGTAATTGTGAATCCCGTCAGGTATTTGGTGTTAATATCGTCTATAATATCATAGAGAGTCTGCCCCGTGTATGTCTCAACTACCATCTTCTTGTCCAAATCGCATTGCCAATCCACACATTCGATAGCGAATACAAAATCGTTACCCGATAATTTCTCCGATTCTATCGACACAATCCTGCCATCGAATATTTTCGTTCCATCAAGCTTGACCTCGATTTCCTCACCTTCTTCTGGCTTATCAGCATACGATTCGACTATCTCGAATGAGCAGGTATTGGCTTCCTTCGTCAATATATCGCTAATGACAAGTCCCTTGTGGCAAATGGGATTGTATTCTTCCGTTCCGAATTCTTCATTGTATATAACATTGATTTCGTGTTCTGATAATGCCCTATCATATATCCTTACATCATCAATCTTACCATCAAAATAGCCGCCCCAATGTCCAATCTTTATATCCTTTGTAGGAGCGGAATTAATCGGGCCAACTTGTGTATCGAAAGCCTTCAATACACCATTGATATATAATTTCCAATTATCCGCCCCGCCATTCTCGTCATAAGTCATTACTGCGTGATACCAAGTATCGATTGACATTACCTCATTCGTTCTGATATATAAGGGACTACCGCCGATAGTCAGCCAACTTCGTAAATCTTTGTGAGCGGCTCCTGTATAAAACATAATGCGATAATAGTTCTCTTTACTGACAATATCCTGTTGCGACCCTCCAAACGCATCTATCCTAAACCATACAGATATAGTTATGGCACTCGTTATATCAAGACTTGAATCGTGTCCGCAATTTATCTCATCTGCTATACCATCGAAACTCAAAGCAGTATTGATTTTGCCACCAGTCGTTAATACATTCGTATTCTGCTGTGCCGTCCCATCATTGCCATAGCCAGATGAATCGATTACATTTGTAGTCGGCAAATTATCGTTCATCTTCCAATGCCCGATTAAATGCCCGTCTTTGAGATTAGTAACTATCGCCATTATATCCGCCTCGATTTTTTCACTTTCTTAAATATCTCATTCCCGACTATTGTTCCTATCCTTTTTGCCTCTTTCCTTGTCCCTATCGGTTGGAGATATACATTTATATCTCCTCCTCCTATACTCTCTCTACCTCCAAAATATTCTCCTCCCAACGCCTGAACCATTACAGGCTTCCCGATAGGCCCCTTTACGAATCCTCCCTCATCCAGACTCTGTATTCCCCTCAATCCTGCTATCCCTGCTGCCGCCGCCGCTAATACAGCCCCTATTTGACCTGCCGCCGCCCCAAATGTAATAGTGCTATTCATAATCGCTGTTGCCAAATTCTTGACCTTTTCCGCAATCAATTCTCTTATTTTAACTGTAACGAAACTGCTTAATTCCTGTTTCAGCATATCCTTTAATAATATACCACCCGATTTCCAAGTTAGCTTTTCTGCCTCTCCAAACATCTTAACCCCTG